CATTTAAGTGACTATGGGTGTTACGACAACCTCGTACGGCGTGCTTCTTGAGAAGCACCCGGCCGGGTCGCCGCCTGACAGTGCATAAGCCATATGTGTCGAAGACCTAAATCGCCAAGGGCGAATTCGATACTTCTCAATTGGCTTACGCGTTACACGTTTAGCTGGCTTGGTTTGGTTACTATGTAACCATCCATTTTCGTCGAGCTCCGTGAGCTTCGGCGAGAGCCCCTTGGTTATTTTCACACCAAGGCCCCTATTCGAATCCGAATATATGAAGTCGATATCACTTTTTATGTAAAGCGGTACCAACATCTTCATATCTTCATCAAAATGAGGGTCGGGTCCATAAATTTGAAACTCTTTAGGGAGCTTCTTCAACCAGAAGCCATACGCTTTATTAAAAGCAGTGGCCTTCGGAGGTAATCCATGTAACCGTAAACTAATACGTCTGATCATATTTAAGAGCTCAATAATACCAGCTGCGTCTTTCGGTATACCCTTAAGGTAAATCGGCCGAACGCATATAGTATTAAGACCTTCAGTCCATACATCAACCCCACATGATTCCTTAAAAGAACCTGTGAGATAAGTCTTTTCCTCATTTATCACGAGGCCAAGATTTTGCAATAAACTGACGACGCTTTCCCCGTACTGTGACGGAACCATAATATCATCTCCAAACACCGTAACCAGACTGTGCTCCTTTTTTGGAACAATAGCGCGGCAAAGTGCTAGGAAGATACAGGTTTCCAACTCAAAGGTAAAGCCATTACCCATAGACGAAAATTTTTCGTTCTTATGTAAGATACTGGCATGATCCGTTGTTACACGGGTGTACCTTGAGCGTGTTCGATTTAAAAAGTCAAACCAAACTGGAGGAACAAGATAACGAATTAACTCATAATAGAGCCTATCGCTAGCTTGCTTTAGATCAATTGTAGCGTACCGATCTGCTTCATGGAAAAGTTTCCATTTATTTAGATCTGGTATATTTTCCAATATATATCCAGCTTTTTTAAGCCGGTATTTCATGGATAGGCCCAATTTGCGCTGAAACCACGTGTTTAAGTGTGGTTCCTTGCAGCATTGGCGTTCTGTCTTAAAGTTCTTTGGAACAGTGAAGAACGTATTTCCTATAACCTCCACAGGGTCAAATGATACAAGAGCATCACTTGGTGTGAAAAATTCTAGGATATTAATAGCCTCGCTAGTAATGTCAGGTCGTGCCTCAAGTTTCATAGGATAAACCGCATCTTGGGCTGGACAACTCGAAGTTGCACCAGGTCCAAAAATAGGCAAATCTTTCTGAAAAAATACATCATCAGGCTGGTCCTTCAAAATCGTATGAAGTTCCTTTTTAGCCTTCGATAGTATTGCGTGATTCAACTTACAACGTTCAAAAAACAGTCCGTTGTTTCGTTGGTTGTCACCTTCTATCAGGAAGAAGTCCTCGGCGGCGCGTTCATAAAGACCCTCCGAAGAGAAATCCAAGTTTTTTGCCACTAGGGCGTAGGCCTGGAGATCTTTATAATAAACTCGCCAATCGCTGTAGTGATTTGGTAGGGGTCCACGGAGATCATCAAAATAATCGCCATGAACACGTATATCCAAATTGATAGCGTAGGGGGTGCCAATAGCCTTGAGGAGTTCGGAGACAAGCTCTTTTGAGCTGTCAGCAATTCTTTTAGAATTTGCCATAATATTAGGTCCTTTTGGAAACTAATTGAACTAAATGGAAACCAAAGCTTAGAAGTAAGCTTCACCATTGATTACACCTTGAGATAATGCATACACATGTGCTTGTAAAACTTGCACAAGACGTGTACGCTCTGCAGTAGATGCATTCTTTGGCACCGTTAACTTAATATCGTAAGCGCATGTTTTTGCGACTACGTCAAGACCGGTGGTAGTATCTACGACAACTGTCGGTAGACGGCCATTCAAATTAATGATGGCGTTGCTTTTGGCGACACTGTAGCTATAGGATATAGTTTCCGTGCCTACTTGCGAACCAGAGGCTGCGTTGTTACGCGACCAAATAGTTGGCGACCCAGCGGAACGTTGGGTTAAATTAAAGGAGGTACTTGTACCGCCAGATTGAGTTGCCCCGATTAATAGAGCAACTGACGCAGATGCCGTTGGCATAGCTAACGTCCTCGTGGATTAAAAATTGAAACGAGTAATGCCCAGGTTGTTCCTACATGCCAAGATGAGAAATTCATATTGGTTGAAATGAAGAACGGTGAAGGCACGCCAACCGTCCGAACCTTCCTCACGGTCTCAGTGGTTATACCACTACCGAGAGATTTATAAGGTACGGCGGCTTTGTCCTTGTTGGCCTCACTATAGTTCCCAACTCGCTGCACAAAATTGTGCGCTTTGTCAGTGATAGTGGTGGTCACAGAACCGTTGATAATGGTTTTCCCAGGGAAGCATAGTCTTTCGATAAATGCTCCTATACGGAAAAACCAATCAACAACAAAAGAAAATGGCATAATGTTCCATAGGCTACCTAACTGGAATGCACCCATTTCAGCCTGAACGGCCGTCAATGGATCATCCAAGGTAACTTCAAGAACACATGTCACTTTCACTTTCCTTTCCGAGGTATTGTACCCCGTAAAGTCTCCGCCTTTTAGCGGATCCACCCATGACGAAGAACTTTCTTCTCTACCTACGATACGCTGCCCTCTTATGGGCTGTATACCTTCAGCAAATGTGAATACGTCCTGTACGAGTGGTTTCCACATGAAACTATACTCCAACCATGTCTTCGCAATATCTTGCTTGGTAGGTTTTCTGTATCGTCTCCGTGAACGCCTTGATAAGAGGCGACCAGAACGGATGTCCTGATAGATTTGCCAGATCTGTTTAGCACGCTCAATGAGTGTACTTAGCATGCTGGCACGTTCCTTGATGGTTTCAGCCAATGATGACTGAACATTAGCTACAAACGAGTAAGCTTTTTCAACAGCTGCTTGTCGAACTAACTTTTCAAGGCCGCCAACTTTGGCAGTGTTAACGGAAGGATAGTCATTTGCTAGTGTACATGAGTACCATTGGGTGGAATCACCCATAGACCACATACAAGTTGTACCATTCTGTTTATAGAAGGTAACATCTAGAATATTCTCTTGAATCATCAAGAGACCTCCGACGCGCGGTGACTTACCGGAAACCCTTGTGGATTTCGACTGGTAGTCGTATAAGTATGGCTGATAAGGTCCTAGGGACCTATTTTTGTTTTTAACAAAATCCATATTTATCCCCTAATTAGTAAAGTATTACAGGCAGTTTGTGCCCGTACTTCTC